GCCGCCTGCGGTGACGAGCAGGAGCGATCTTCGCTCATCACCCAGACGCTCGATGGGCTTTACGGCAACATCGGCGAGACGTACCAGGAGACGAACAAAACGATGCTCGACACGCGAGAAGCGCAGGCCGAGTTAAACCAGAAGATGGCAGAAGCCGGCGAAGCCGCCATGCCCTTCAAGGAGAAGGCGCTCGAGCTTGGGACGACCTTGCTTGAGAAGGTAACGCCGGCGCTTGAGAGCGTTAGCGACTGGTATAAGTCTTTAACGCCCGAGCAGCAGGACATGGTGACCAACGTCGCTTTGGGGACGGTCGCGTTCGGCGGACTTACAACCGGCATCGGCAAGACGCTCCAAAAGGGCGTTGAGATCGGCCAGACGTTCAAGGATGTTGCGGGCGGCTTCGCATCGCTCACCGGCAAGTTCGGTGAAGGCGGCGGCGCTATCAGCACTGCTGCAACAGGCTTCGGCAGCATCGCCAAGAAGGCTGGCGGACTGGCTACTACTCTTGGTGGCAAACTCTCGACGGGATGGACATCGTTCACTGGATTGATTGCCGCAAACCCAATCCTGCTCGGCGTGGCTGCGGTCGCTGCCGCCGCCGCTGGCCTTACGTGGTTCTTCACGCAGACCGAGACGGGCAAGCAGCTCTGGTCTGAGTTCACGGGCTGGATTTCCGAGAAATGGCAAGGCGTGCAGGATTTCTTCGCAGGCGTGCCGGATTTCTGGTCTGGTGTCTGGGACGGTATAACCGGCAAGGCAGAAGAGGTCAAAAACAGCCTTGGCGAGAAATTCGAGGGAATCAAGCAAGGCGCGTCCGATGCTTGGGAAAATCTGAAATCCAATGCATCCGATGCTTGGGAAAATCTGAAATCCAATGCGTCCGAAAAATTCGGTGCAATCAGGGATTCGATTCAAACAGACATGAACACAGGCAAGGTTGCCGGCTCCGCCGCTTCAAACGCCCTGAAAGCCGCCATGAACGGGGATTGGGATGCGGCGAAGTCGCAAGCCAGTATCGCCTTCCAAGCCATCCAGAGCAACATTCAAACGAAGATGGACAATGCGAAAACCAACGCGATAAACGCCGGAAACGCCATCGGCGAAAAGCTGGGGTTCCCCGGACTTGGCAGCAAGGTCGCCGGTGTTTTCGCCACGGTCAAAAGCAACATCACATCGCCTATCAGCGATGCCTGGAACTTCGTGAGCGGCATCCCCGGCAAGATTCAGGGCGCTTTCAGCGGAATCCGAATCAGCTTGCCGCATATCAATATGCCGCACTTCAGCGTCAGCTGGCGCGACATCGGCGGTGTTGTGAAACTGCCGTCTATCAGCGTCAATTGGTATGCAAAGGGCGCATCTTTCGACAAACCTTCGATCATCGGTGTTGGTGAAGCGGGACTTGAGCACGTCACGCCCGATACCAAACTGCGCAACAGCGTCAGGGAGAGCGTCGAGGCTGGCATCTCGCGCGTCCTCGACCGTCTAAGCGTAGGCTTCGGTGGCGGTGTTCAGGTGAACGTGACCGTCAACGCGACTGTCGCGAACAACATGGACGCGTACGCGACAGGCCAGCAGATCGGCGCTAGAATTGCCAGCAGTCTGAAGCAGAGGGGAGTGTCCGTTGGAGCTTAAGCGCAAGAGAAACCAAAGCGACAGCATCATGTTCAACGGGCACGACCTGTCGAAGTTCGTCTACTGCAAGGTGCGCCGCCCCATCATGGCTGACGTTTCGGCTAGCTTTGAGGACGCGCCCGGACGGCATGGTGAATACTTCAAGACGGTTCGCCGTGCCGGGTACGACCTACAGGTTGACATGTGGCTCCGCACCGAGCATCGGCGCGAGGTCGCAAAGGCGCGGCACGAGCTGGCGGCTCTGCTATGGTCTGACGAGCCTGCGCCGCTCTATCTGCCCGATGACCCAACGCGTTATCTGATGGCGATCGTTAGCGGTGCTACAGACCTTGACGAGATCACCGACGATTGCCCGCAGGCAACCGTGACGTTCCATATCGGTGACCCAGACTATTACGGGCAGCATCGCCGGATGGACGTAAACGGGGCGGCAACGTTCGCCGTCGGCGGCACGCTGCCAGCCGCGTTAACCGTGACGGCCAAGCCCGGGGCTTGCAGCTCTTGGCGCATCACCAACACCGACACAGCCGAGTTCGTGGAGGTGGTGCAGCCGCTGACGGCTTCGAGTGTCGTTCGCATGGACTTCGACAAGGAGCACGTCACGGTCAACGGCTCCGTTGCCCAGCTCAATATCATGAGCGACTTTTTCACGGTTAAAGACCGTGCGCATATCAAGATCTCTAGCGGCGCCGCGACGTTGGAATGGGAGGAAAGATGGCTTTAGTCAACAAGGTCAACTTCACCCGTTTCAGCCGATGGGGCGTTAACCTTGGGCGGCTCACGTATACCGCCGCCACCCATGAGGACGCGACAGACGGCACCGACGAGCTTAAGATTAAGTGCGATGATGATTTGACCAAGGGCGAGTACCTTGTTTGGATTGACCGCCAAGGTGTCGTGCATGAGCATATCGTTGACAAGATTGAGCGCCTGCACGACGATTCCGGCAAGCCCTATACCAACGTCACGTGCATCAACTCAATCAACGAGACTTGGGACGATTACATCGAGGACAAGCGACCGTCCGGAAGCGTTGCCGTAGCGCTTACGTCCATCCTCGCGGGCACGCGCTGGGAGGTTGGCAACTGCGACCAACCCGGCAGCGCTTCGCACACCTTCTATCACATCAAAGTTCGCGAGGGCTTGAGCGACCTACTCAAGATATGGGGCGGCGAGCTGGAAACCGTCATCGAGACAGACGGCGTGCGGGTCACGCATCGCTACGTGCGCGTGGTCGCAACGCGCGGCAATCAGCAAAGCCCGAAACGCTTCACGTGGACTAAAGACCTCATAAGCATCAAGCGCAAGACCGGCAGCGCGAACCCTAAGACGAGGGTTTACGGTTACGGAAAAGGCGTTGAGACGGACGGCGGCGGCTATGGCCGACGCTTGACGTTCGGTGACATAAACGGCGGCAAGGATTACGTCGAGGATGCCGCAGCCACAGAGGTTTGGGGGCATCCCGACGGTAGCGGCGGCATCGCGCCCGCCGTAGACGTTTACGTTAACGAGCAGTGCGAGGATGCGGCTCAGCTTCTTGCCGAGGCGAACGATTACCTCGAGCAGGCCAAAACGCCAACCGTTTCATACGAGGCAAGCGTGATTGACCTGTTTGCTTTCGGTCGGGATTGGGAGGGCGTTGCTGTCGGCGATCGCGTGGCGATCATCGACAAGGGCTTCTCCGATGCGGGAATCAGGCTCAAGGGGCGCGTCTCAAAGCTATCCCGCGACCTGGTGACCGGTGATGCTACGGTGGTGTTCGGCAACCTGACCGATGACCTCGCAGACATCTTCCAGTCGATGGCTCAGCAGCTAAAGAGCGGAAGCAACCAGCGTGCGAATTACGACGCGGCGGCTTCCACGTCCGTCTCGTGGCTCAACCAGCTCATGGCGGCGCTCAACAAGGCGTTCAACGCCGTCGGCACGTACAAGGTCGAGACGTTCGAGCTAGGCGTGATCTACTCCAATGTTCCGCTGGATGCCGCAACGGGCGTTCCACTCAAGGCAACGTCTGGCATGTGGGCAGTCAACATCAACGGCATGGGCATCCGCCTTGCCGCATCGCTCACGAGTAACGGCCAGTGGAATTGGCGCACGTTCATCACAGGCGCTCAGGTGAGCGCAGACTGCATCAACGCCGGAACGATGCGGGCAGACCGTATCCGCGCGGGCTTGCTCACCGATGAGGTGGGGAAGAACTACTGGGATATGACAACCGGCGAGTTTAGCTTGTCTGCCGGAACGACCGTAGACAACAAGCAGATAGCCACGACAGACGCCGTAATCTCGTCCCGCGTCAAGCTGTACGCGAAGAACATGAGCGACACGGTTCCGCCAATCAACGCGCAGAACCCTGAGCTTGGATGGTCTGAGACATTGCCGGAATGGAGCAACGGTTATTACATCTGGTCTATGGAGCGTGTGACGTTCGGCGACGGTTCCGTGCGTTACACGACGCCGGTGCTCGAGAGCGCCTACAACAAGGCTTACCAGAGCTCTTACGATTTAACCGAATCGCTAACCGATCTTGACGGCACCGTGCAGGATTTGGCTAAAGACGGAGTGGTGACGACGGCTGAAGCGGCGGCGGTTAAGAAGGCGATGCAGGCCGTCGATAAGGAACGCGAAGAGCTCACGAATCAGTACAACTCGCTTAAATCCAACAAGTCGCTCAACCCACAGTTCATCACGCAGATACTCACGCCGAAATACACAGCGGCGTTCGGGTCTACCGAAGAGGGTGGCGCATACAGCGATTACGCCGAGAAGGTGAACGCCGTACTTGAATGCAAGACGGCGGACACGCTCAAGGCGGCAATGTACGAATACGATGCTTCATACGGAGCGTACTCGTCGGCCGTGAAGCTCTACGCTTCGGCGGCACGTGCAGCCCAGCATGCCATCGAGCAGCAGGACGCTTCCGACTATGCGGACGGCATCCTCAACAACTACGACGAGCAGATGACACAGCAGGAGATTTTCAACCGGCTTACGGGCAATGGCACAACTCAAGGCATCTTCCTTAAAAGCGGCCTGGTCTACATCAATGCTTCGTATATGTCGGCTGGAACCATCGCCGACGCGAAAGGCCGTAACTCTTGGAATCTCAAGACCGGCAATCTCACGACGAACTACATGACCGCGAACAACATCACGGCGAAAGGCACCTTCCGTTGCGGCTACGACAGTTACTACACAGTGCTCAATGCGGTGGGGCAGATGTCTGGATACCGAAAGAAGAGCGCTGCGTCGAGCGCTTCACAGGTTGGCTACATCGATTTCTCGTCATCGTCTAGAGATATACCGACCGGAGAGATCAGATACGGTTTGCAGATGCAGGCCGAGGGCAGTCTGAGAATATCTGTCCCACATCTGTCAATCTCCAATTCAGCGGACACTAGCACCACCGCTATATACGGCATCACCGAGAACAGAAACTTGACCTACATCAGCAAGATGCAGGACAACGGCAACGGGACCATCTCGTGGTGGACCTCGACGGCACACATCAACTTCATTAACGGAATCTGCACGTCTTGCTCTTTTAACTAGGAGGATATATGGCACAGATCATACACTACATGGCTCACGACCCGGTCGGCAACTCAGAGAGTTATCTGACGGAGTTCGACAGCGAGCTCATCTCCCGTGCCGAGGCATCCGGAATCGTCTTTATCGCCGTATACGATGACGGCACGCGAGAGGTCGTCAGCGGCAAGGATGTCACCAAACCGCAGTCTGCTGACGAGCCGGTCACGCTCGTGACGCCAGCATACGTGGACGACCGCACCGATGCAACGGTCGCATGCTTCGATGCCCTGGCTGCCATCGTCGACCCTTCCGTCGCGGCGGCAGCCGAAGGCGGAAGCGCAGAAGTCCAGGCAGACCCGGTTAAGGCGTTCATGGCGGCGCTTGAGAAGCTGCGAGCGCTAAAGGCTGGTGGCGATGCCTAATGAACGTGCAGACAATCGAGCTTGATGTCAACAAGCGCGGGTGCGGAAACAACTGCATTCGAATCGCGCAGGGCGAGGGCGGCGGCACGACCATCAAGGCGCTTATCTACGACAACGGCGGCGAGCTGTCCTTGTCGGGGTACAGCGCCTTTTTGGTTGCCCGCTTACCAGACCGTATCCACTACTACCGTGGCAGCGCCACGGTCAGCGGAAACGCGATCACCTACGTTTGCGACGAATCGAAGCTCGCGAGTGTTCCGGGATACACCGACGAAGCCTATTTCGAGATCGTCAAAGACGACTTCCTCGCGCAAACGGAGCGCTTCGCATTGGACATCCTGCGAAGCGCCAAAGAGGGGCAGAAGCCGGCGCAGTCGTGGGACAACGCGATCGATGACCTTATCAATCGCGGTGAAGCTGCCGTCTCGAAGGCGGGGAAGGCCGCAACCGATGCGACAGCCGCTGCCGGCAACGCAAATGCCGCCGTGAACATCTGCAAGAGCGCGACCGAAGCAGCCAACACGGCAGCCAGCAAGGCCAATGCAGCGACCAGGAGCGCCACGGACGCTGCTACGGCGGCGAACACGGCAAAGGCCAACGCGGATGCGGCAACCGATGCCGCGAAGTCAGCGACCAACGCCGCGAACGCATCGAAGGACAGCGCCGACGAAGCCGCAAAGGATGCCCGCAAGGCCGCTGAGGAAGCTCGCGATTCCGTGAGTGCAGACAGGCAGTTTTATTTCAAGCGAATCACAGACGAGAACGGGGACACGCGCCCTGTTCTCGTTGATATGACAGTTAGTTAGGAGTTGACATGGACTATAACTTTCCGACAGATGAAGCGCTGAAAGACGGCTTTGCGTCCATCGCAACAGCCATCGGCAAGCTTGCCGACGTGAAAACTCTTGAGCGTGATGAAGCGACCGGGCGATACAAAAACAGCGCAATCAAAGCAATGGTGGACAAGCATAAGACCGGGCTTATTTACACGTGGCGTGTTCCCGCTGGAAGCCCTACGGCGCTGATTCCCGTGAGCGCTGCGGCAAAGCGTCTTGCTGCGACAAAGTTCGTTGCCGCCACCGCAACCACTCCAGCTGTAGACCCATGTAATGTGGAGGGCGGGCCGTGGTTCCACGTCTCCGCGAACGCGGGTGCCGATCCCGACGGCGCACCGTGGGTTGTCGCTATCGATTCGGTGGATTACGGTTTCTCGCGCATCGACAACAGTAAGGGGAACAACGTCTACGAGATTGCGCCTGTTGTGTGGCAGCTTTGGGAGCCGCTTGAAAACGGTGATGCCCTATGGTCTGTCTCCGACACGAAGTTCACCGGTGCCGCCGCGTGCCCGGATGCATACTTGCCTGATGGAAGTCTGCGACCGTATATGCTTACGCCGTCATACCCTCTATCTATGGATTCGAATAACAACCCGCGCTCCATCTCAGGTATGCCGGTAAAGACGCGCACGATCAGTCACGATTCGCTTATAGACATTACAAAGTGCGCCACGACGGGCTATGGCGGCATGAGCGCCTACGACCAGTGGTATATCAACTTTCACCAGCTCACCAAGACGCTTAACAAGTCCTCGCAGGTGGATTTTCAAGGCTGCTCAAACTTCAACGTACAGTTCCATCCTGTGATTGCCGAGAGCAATACAACGCGTATCGTCGTTGCCGCTTCAATCGCCGCTTCGCTGCCGGTTGGATGCGCCCTCATGTACGGAACCAGCAACGCGGCTTCTTGTCCCGACCGTGGCGCATCGAACGCCTATGACGTGTTCGATGCTGCGGTAGTTGAGGGCAAAGAGACGCTTGCGGACGGCAACGTTGCCCTGCTGATGCGTGTTGCAAAAGCGTTCTCCACTACAACTGATACGTGGGTTCAAACTTCGCCGTGGAACACCGGCTCGACCGACGAGCTTGTGGGGGATGGACAGATTGCCAATGATGGCAAACATCCGTTCAAGATCGGCGGCGTTGAGACAGCAACAGGTGCTTGGGAAGTCATGGGCTGCGCTCTGTTCGTGAGCGATGGAACGGGCTTCGGAATCGCCGTGAACCCCGACAGCCGCAACGAGAAAAAGGGAGCTGTTGCCGACGGCGTGGTTGCAACTGCGGCGTGCATGCCACTTAAAGAGGGCTACACGCTCAACTTACAGATGGTGTGCGGCCTAATCCTCGAAAAGGATGTTGGCGGCTCCTCCACGACCGGCACGGGAGATTACTTCTACGTCAACGTTAACGACCAAACCGTGAAGGGAACTATTCGCGAGGTTCTGTTCCTCGGCAGCCTGTGGGTCGGCACGTGGGCCGGTCTTCGCTACGCGGTCGCGGACACGAGGTCTGGCCGGGCGAACTGGCACATCGCTTCCCGGCTTTCTGCCACCAGCCGCAGCCGGGGGTGAATCATGGCGTAGCCATGAGAGGGGGTTGACCCCCTTCTTTCTAGCAACAAACAGGGATACACGGTGAGGGCGGCGCTGGTGTCTGGTTCAGTTCCTCGGCAACCTGAGGGACGGCACGAAGGCCGGTCTTCGCTACGCGAACGCGAACACGAGGTCTGGCAGGGCGAACTGGAACATCGCTTCCCGGCAATCTGTCTATAAACAAGAACCAAAAGTTCTCGCACCGTGCCTACCCAGCGCGTCTCTTTCTGACGCGACCGGGCTAGCCTGGCTCAACTGAGCGAAATTTGTCCGCAAGGCTCGCGGGCTAGTAGCCGCTTGACGAAAGCTCGTATGACAGACAGAAAGAGCTTTGGATTTGAAAACCTATTGCAAAAACTACGTCTTCACGCGCCAAAAGGTTGCAGAAGCGCTTGAGGAATGGAAGAAGGGCGATTCCGGCAGGAAGAACGAGCACCGAATCCAAGAGGAATACGGCTCGGAATCGTCCTTCATCGACGTTATATGGCTCGAATTATCAACTGAAACACTGGAATTCGAGCCGATCAGAACGCATGTAAAGCACGACCCGAATTCAGGCAAGTTGCGCGAAATCAGCGTCGAGAGTGTCAAGCGCCAAGTTTGCAACTACCTGTGCGTCAATGCGCTCGAGCCCCTACTGTCGGCTAAAGTCGGCTTCTGGCAAGTCAGCGGCGGCGTTAAGGGCAAGGGTGCAGCCCTCGGCATGCGTAAGCTCAAACGGGCGGTTCGGCGCTATCTGCTGCACGTCCACGTTGACATACGAAACTGTTACGGCTCCATGCGAACAGAGATGGTCTTTGAGCTTGCAGCGCGTTACGTGCGAAACCACAAGGTGCTCTATTTGCTCTCCGCGCTGCTATCGAGCATGGGTGAAGTGCTTATTCTCGGTAGCTATCTATCGCTGAGACTGGCTGCTTTTGTCATCTCGTTTGCCTACCACGCCATTGAGGGCATTGGTACGGTTAGACGCGGCAAGCGCACGAATCTAGTAGGTTGTCAAGTCTGGTACGCAGATGACGGCTATTTGCTTGGCAACTCAAAAAAGGCGCTGAAAAGAGCAGCCATGCTCATCGCTCACGTGCTCGCAGGCTTCGGTCTTGAACTTAAGCCTTGGAAGATCATGCATAACGGCGTTGAGCCAATCGATTTCGCAGGTTATCGAATTTGGGCAAAGCACGTCGATTTGCGGAAGCGGCTTTGGAAGCGTCTCCGCCGCGCGTTTTTCCGATTTGACAAACGAAGAACGCCGAGACTTGCCCGCCGCGTGTGCTCGTACTTTGGGTGGATGAAGACGGCGGAGATGGAAGAGCAATTGGTTGTACGTCAAAGAGTGTTCAACGCGGCAAGAGCCGCGAGTTAGGAGAAAACATGATTGTGAAATCCGAGCGCACTGGCGAAGCGCCGGAACCAGTTGAGGTTATCGGACAGAATGTCTGGCTGCGCAAGAACATCGAGACTTCTACACGCGAGGTCGATTTGAACGGTTCCGACACGGTCACGGGAACTGTATACAGGTATGACGAGGTGCATTTCGTCGATTACGGCTTTCCGACCGTCGAGAGCGTGCGTGAAAGCTTCGACGAGCTTTGGAGCATCCATGCAGCAGACGGAATGTCCGATTCGGCGCGAATCGACGATGCCATCAAGCGGTTGGAGGCGATCAAGGCATCTCTTGAGGATACCAACGCAGCGCTTCTCGAAATCGGCGACATCGTGGGAGGTGAGTAGCGATGGCGAAGATCTACTACGAAGCCGTCATGGACGGCAAGCGCACCGTCGAGAGCGTACCCAAGCTTTGGCGTGCCGCCGTGGAGAAGATGATCGATGACAATGCAAGGGAGAAATAATGGGAGATATCTACACGTTTACTGAGCCGCAAATCTGGGCAATCGCCGGCGCATTCCTGATGATGCTTATCGACATGGTTACGGGAATCGCCCAGGCAATCTTCAACTGTAACTTTAAGTCTTCGACGATGCGCCGTGGCTTGTGTCATAAGGCGACGCTTACACTTATCATCATGCTTGTGATATGCATCGAGATTCTAAGCTCGCATATCGTTGGGCTGAATTTCAATGGCATCAGCGTCTACGTCGTCTGCGTTACCATCATCTTCATGGAGCTTGCTTCTATCCTCGAGAACCTCAAGAAGGCTTATCCAGAGCTTGCCGATTCTCCAATCATGAAGATTTTCGAGCACGCCAACGTTGACACAGACGATATTACGAAGGCGATTGCCGATGAAGTCGCTAAGCGCGGCTAGGATGCGGATTGCGACGGCGTTGCTGCTGGGCTTCGCGGCAGGCATGGGCTTATGGTTCGTTTTGACCGTCGACCACGTTGGCAGAGATACGGCAGCATTTGGAAAAGCATATAACCAAGGCTATAGCGATGGTTATACAGCGGCTTTGCCTGTTTATGAAAATAAGACGAGTGCGAAGAGCGGCTATATGCCGCTCTTCTTGCAAAAAGACCCTCAATGGGCTGATGCCGCTTACTCGGACGAAACTATAGGTACATACGGCTGCGGCCTAACGGCGGCGGCAATGGCGTTGAGCTACCTCAACGGTCGCGAGATTACGCCCGACCTGCTGGCAGCTTTCGTCGGCGAAAGTTGCCTGACCGACCGGGTTAACGACATGGCCAAGTTCAGCGCCTATCTAGCGAAGACCTATCATTTCGAAACCCGTGACACGTTTTGGGGCACGAATGAAGCCCTCAAGGCCGTCGATGACGGCTGGATCGTCTTCGCAGGCGTTACCGGAACCCTTGGCGAGCGCTCTTACGGCTCGCACGTCGTGATGATTTGGCGCGAAAACACCGACGGTACCTACGCGCTCCGCGACCCTGATGACGGCACCAATTCAATCCATGCATGGACAGCCGACGAGCTTAACGCCGTCACTTTCACTCAATTCAATGCAATTAAGAGGTGATGCAGATGACCATGAAGGGCATCGATATTGCAGACTGGCAAAAAAACCTTAATCTTGATTCAATCGAATACGATTTTGTCATCATCAAAGGAACCCAGGGCACCAATTACGTCAATACGTTTTGTGACGCGTTCGTGCAAAAGGCTATCAAGGCGGGTAAGCTCTGGGGCTTCTACCATTTCATGAATATGGATGATCCTGTCAAGCAGGCGGATCACTTCTATCAGAACTGTAAAGACTATTTCGGTAAGGGTGTTCCCGTGCTCGATTATGAGGACGGCGGCAGAATCGGCACGGACGGTGCCAAGAAATTCCTTGATCGTATCTATGCACTCACGGGCGTGAGGTGTCTCTTGTATACCTACCGCAATCTCACTAAAGAGGAAGATTGGTCTAAGATTGCGCCTAACCACGCCCTCTGGGTTGCCCAGTATGCCAACGAGAATCAGACTGGGTACCAGGATTCGCCATGGCTTCCGGATGGCGGCTTTGGTGCTTGGAATACCTGCGTGATGCACCAGTATTCTTCGCACGGTAGACTATCTGGGTACAACGGCAACCTCGATCTTGACATTGCTTTCATGGACGCTGCCGCTTGGTCGCGTTATGCGAAGCCCAGCACCTACAATGCGCCGGTGGAGACTGCCCATGAGAATAGTGGTAGTACCGCCGACCTTGCAGCAGACGTAATGCGAGGGAAGTACGGCAACGGTGACGAGCGCAAGGCCAAGCTTGGCACTCGATTCAACGAGGTTCAAACCCTTGTAAATCGTGCGGCTACCGCAAGTGCCGACGATCTTGCAACGGACGTGCTCAACGGAAAGCTTGGCAACGGTGAGACGCGCAAGGTAATTCTTGGCAACCGCTATGACGAGGTGCAAGCCGTGGTCAATTCCCGCGTCAACGCCGTAGACATTGACGCTCTCGCACACGCCGTCATTCGCGGCGAGTACGGCAACGGTGACGAGCGCAAGGCCAAGCTTGGCGCTATCTTTGATGCAGTGCAAAAACGAGTAAACGAGCTTCTTTAACTAAAATGCCCGCACCCTGTTAAGGGGTGCGGGCATTTCTGTATCTTGAGGCATTGCAACAAGTCTCTAACGGTTCATGTCCTCTCGAATCAAGCTCTTGATGTACTCAGTTGTATTGTCCTGCTCCTTGAGCCATCTATAAATGCTCTCGTCATCCTCGTTGGGGTAAAAACGTATGACGAGCTGTTTCACCGACCTTTTGCGGTAGGAAGATGTTGCGCGTCTCTGCGCTTCGGTTGCCATTTCATTCACCGCGCTTTTCTCTGGCCTTGCGCCAGATGCGAAACGAGACAAACGAGATGACAAAAACTACAATGCCAGTTTTCATCGTTGCACTCCTGTTGTAAGATGATTTTGGCTAGTGGGGTACCGCCGAAGTGGCACCCCTTGCCCTATCTAGACCTCTTTGCGTGCTTTCCCGGCTTGCGAGAGGTCTTTTTCTTCAGGGCTTCGATTCCTTCATCTAGCGCTTTTGCCAGTAGCACGCCGATGACAGCAACCGTTAAGTCCCATATTTTGTCATCCATTTGAACCACCTCCTTTCTTGCTTACGTCTACTATTATAAGGTATACCCCATAGTAACGCAAGCTGATTTTCGATTTCGTTAACTTTTTTTCGAGTTGAACAATGTTACAATGCAAAACCAGTTATTGGAGACTTTGATTTCGCGGCCATTGGCGGCTATCGTAGGGTTCGCAAAGATTTTCTGAGGCTCCACCATTGGATTATTAGGCGAACCCTTTTCGGGGTTCGTCTTTTTTTGTTTCGGTTGGAAGTCATCGCCCCAGTAGTCGAAAGCGAAATAAAGCTTGAGTTCATCCCCGTCTACTTCAATGAGCCGTACGAACGTCTCGATGATTTCTGCTGCGTCTGGTTCCTGTGCGATGTGATCGAGCCAAGCGGCTATGGCTTCGCCAGACAGATGCGCACTTTCGCTAGCCTGAGCCTGCCGCAGATCAGCTTCTAAGGCCGCTTTCTGCTCGCGTAGCATGTCTACGCGCTCTTTGCCGCCCGGCGGCGCTATGCCATCCTCAATAGCCTGCCAGATACGCTCAAACGCCGCGTCTATGCGCTTTATCTCGCGCTCAATGCGCTTGCTCTCAGGTTCCTCCTTCTCTTCATTCATTTCATCGTAAAGAGCCATTGCGTCAACGATGCGCTGTCGTACATCCGGCTTCTTGATTGTCTCGAGAACGGTGTCGAGCACGGCTTCTTCGACGGCATCGCGCCTAAAGGTGCGGCGGCATTTCTTGCACTTGTAGTAGTGGTAGACGCGGCCTGTTTTGGACGTGCCGCAGGTGCCAACGTAATACTGGCCGCACTCTGGGCACCACATCTTGCCAGACAACGGATAATCGTTGGTGTCGCGCGTTTTGTTGTGCTTGCGACCGTTTGAGCCCAAGATGCTGTTGATCATGTCCTGGTCTTCACGCGACCAAAGCGCTGGCATACCGTCTTCGATTCGCACGCCCGCGTAATCGTAAACGCCGCAGTTCTGTTCGCGCCTGAGCAGTTTGGTTATCACGCCGTGCGTCAACGGTTTACCGCGCTTGCCGCGTTCCCCTGCGACGGCACGCTGGATTTCTGCAACGGTTGATCCGGCAAAGAGCATGTTTTTCATACGGTGCATCACGGCGGCTTCACGCTCGTTGACCTCGTAATACCCGTTAACGATGTCCCAGCCGTAATGAGTTCGACCGTTCGCCATGCCGCGCTGGGCGTTCTTGTTGATTCCGTCTCGGATACGCTCGCTGTCGATTGCGCTTTCCCATTCAGCAAGTACCTCGAGCATGCCAAGGTTGAGCACGCGCGTTGAGCCTTCACCAAGGCTCTCGCCCGCATAAAGGATTTCAACGCCCGCTTTGCGCAGTTTGATACGCGCGAGCGCCATTTCATCGCGGTTACGCATAATGCGCGTGACCTTATAGATCACCACATAATCAAATATTCCGAGCTTTGCGTCTTTCATCATGCGCTGAAACTCTACGCGCTGTACGTCACGGCCTGTTTGCGCGTAATCGCTATATACGCGCACGACGTCAAGGCCGTGTTCATTGCAGTATTCTCGCGACTTTTCTACCTGAATATCGATTGATTCGCTTCGCTGGTTATGCGAGCTGAAACGCGCATAGATAGCGGCACGTGTGCCCTTTGGCATGATAAAATCACCTTGCCTTTTCATTTGAACGGATTGGCAAGCCCTGCATCTGGTCTTGGCGGATAGATGCAGGGCATTTTTTTATGTCTATATCTCCTAATCTTCTTTTGATTCCCTTGCAGCAGCCTTGGCTGTCATGGCTATGTTTTGCTGCCACTCGGGTGAACTTTCGCGGTAATGATCAATCATTTCGCGCTCGTCAGATGAAAGACTGTCAGCGTTGTCAAAATCGCAAGTCTCGTCATTCCAACCGAGTATGTCATTTGGGGAACAGCCCAACGCAATCGCAAGATTCCAAATCTGCTCTGCGTTCATCATCGCTGCCCCAGATTCCCATGATCTGTATGTGTACTTGTTAACGCCAATTTTCTCAGCAAACTCATCCCTGTTTGAGTAACCAGCGGCTTTTCTGAGCTTCATAAGCCTTATGTTCACTGCTAGTCTCCTTCTCTTTCAACGTAAGTGAATAGTACAACGAAAATAGCTAATTCACAACGAAATTGTTTGTTTTCGCTTGACATCGCTATTTTGAATGTCTATGCTCTGGAACCAGTTGCTAAGGAGATTAGCAGCTAGCTAATATTTCACGGGTAAACCCGAGAAATATATGGGTGTTCTCATTGACAAGCAATGAGAACACCCGTATATTTCACGGGTAAACCCGAGAAATATATGGGTGTTCTCATTGACAAGCAATGAGAACAAATACCACTCATTGAAGGAGGTGAAACATATGAACTTCGATAAGGAGACTTTTGCGGCGAACCTACGCGCCGCCCGCGCAAAGCTCGACATTACCCAAGACGAATTTGCGCGTCGTGCCGGCATCTCCAAGGATGCCGTTGCGAAGTACGAGAGCGGCGAGGGCTACATTCCCGGTGCCGACAAGATCATGTCCATTTGCCGAGTTGCGCATATTAGCCCCAACGACTTGATGGGATGGCAGGAGGTTGCCTAATGGATGAAGTTATCCACGTCTTGAACCTTTGGTTATTCATAGCCACTGCCGTTGCCGTCGGTAGGTGGCTCAGCAAGTAAGAAAGGAGGGGTTTCACATGTATGGAACCCAACAGCAAACCGTTGGTTTGCATAGTGGTTTTGACGGGCGGAAGCCACCGCAGACTCGATACCGCGCAGGCGGCATTTTGCCGGCGCGTCAAGGCTATGATGCACGCCTGCGAAATGAAAGCGCCCGCACCTGGAGGCAACCGGGTACGGGCTGTGTCAAAACTTCCTACGGTAATGACAACGAAGATTCTACACCACTAGCAACGGTTAAGCGGTGGTTTTGCGGCGCTATTGCCGTGCTAGCGGCAACGGGAATCCTGCCAATCGCCCTGGCTGGTGCCATTATCTGGCTTACCGAAGCATGCAACCTGCCTTGGCTACCGTTCGTCCTTGCCGGGCTTGAGCTTTGGGCAATCGTCCGATTGGTTGACCAATGAGGGGCTATCTCGACCGCGATGCGAACGGCTTCTGGGTCGCGCGGGTGATCATCGATGAAGCCCGCAGACCGGGCGTTAGCGGGGCCGGAGACGTTCGCACGCGCCATGTGCTACCCGTGCCGCCATCGGCACCGCGAGAGGTCGCGGAAGTGGCTTTCAGACGCTTTATGAGCCGCGAGGCAAGGAAGCGCCATGGACGTTGACGATTTCACGCAGCCGCTCGAATCCGTGATGCGGCAGGAACGGTTGGCGGTGTACCCGGTGCCGCTCAAGCTCAAAGACCGCCAAGAGCTGTTCGAGACGTGGTGCAAGCTCAATCCGAGGGCGCTGCGGCAGATCGAGCTCACGGCGCTCGCAATCGACCAGCGCGGCATCCGCGTGAGCACCAAGTACCTCATTGAGAAGCAGCGCTACGAGGGCAGCGTAAAGCTCGTGGGCGTGCCGTTCGTGGACGGTAACGGCACTGAGCACGTCTACGGCATTAACAATACGGATACGCCGCTCCTAGCTCGCTGGCTTCTCAAAAAGCATCCGCAGCTGAACATCAAACTGCGCAATTCAATCTATGACAAGGAGAACAATCATGAAGCGTAAGGACGCAATCAAGTTCCTCGATTCCGTTGCCGAGTACATCAGCAAGACCGACGGCACCATTACGGTATTCAACTCCAAGAGCGGCGAGAGCATCGACCTTGATACCGATCTGGCTCTCTGCTTCATGGGGACGCCCATCGTTGCCATGAAGGACGTGCTTGAGAGCGACAGGCTCGACGATATGACGCCTGGCATGTTCGTCCACCTGATGACCAAATCGGCGTGCAACGCATATGTGCAGCAGCTCCAAGAGCGCTGAGCAGCTGGCGCTTGACTTTTTTGGAGAGCAGCCGATGCCGACGCCCGGGCAATGCCAGTTCGAGCTTCATCTACTCGAACATGGACAGAAGCAAAAGAGCGCGTGCGGCTTTCGCGGAGCGACCGTCTGGACTAACTGCCGCGAGGTCGGCAAGTGCCTTTGGGACGGCTGGCACCAGCAGGGGACAAGCGATGGTCTGACGATGGGAGGTGAGGACGATGGCAGCGATTCCTAAAGACGTGCACGAGCAGGCGCAGGAACCCATGGCGTGGTTCCAGCACGACGCCAATGCGCAGCAGGACATCAAATGCCAACGGCTGCTCATGCGTCGCGGTAACGAGGGCTACGGAGCCTACTGGCGGCTGTGCGAGCTTCTGGCGAGCACCAAGCACCACTCAATCGCCGTGGATACCGATGAAGACTGGCTCATTCTCGCCGGCGCGATCGGCATGCGCTCGATGGGTGCCTTTGACGAGACGGTGAGCATCGCCGAGACGCGCGATTTCATCGACTGTCTGCTCAAGATCGGCTTGCTCGTTAGGGACGGAAAAGGTCACATCGAGAGCGAGAGGATGTGCAAAAACGCCCTTTATTTTGGCAAGCAGCGCGTCAACGGAGCCAAGGGCGGCAGGCCGAAGAAGAAGCAGTAAAACCCGCAAGACTAGCAGGTCAGAGCATATGTTTGTGTTGTTGCGGATTGTAACCAGCGCGAAACCATCGGTTTTAGGCTGGGCTAAGCCTAACAATACATAACATAACAATACAGAAGCGGGTTTTTGGGTTTGGGTCTTTAGACCCTAACCCAAAGCCAAAAACCCGCACTTGCTTGTTATGTTGACTTACAAGCAAGGTTCTTCTTTCTTGCTTCTTCTTTCTTGAGCGATTCGTTTTTCGAGCGATTCCAGAGCCTGTTTTTGAGCTTTCAACAGTAGTTATCAACAGGTTATCAACAAGTTTTCAACAATAGCAGAGTTTTCAACAAAGGAGCGTTGGCTATGCCTTACGGGAGCTATGTCAACAAAGTCCGGGAGCGCACATGCCCTTATTGCGGAGTGAAGCATCCCTTGGACTGGTTCATCAAGGACAGCGAAGCATGCTGGAAGTGAAGGGCGGTCAAGAGAGATGTTAAGGAGGGGATGCACTATGACCTCATCGACGAAGGAACCATTCAAAAGACTAAGCATAAACGACTTGGATAGGAGCTTTGTGCTGAGACGTATGGTCACTGACCGTAATATCGCACGCCGGCGATTCAATGAGCGCTTTAGTTACGAGGACATCTTGCCGTGCGACATCACGGCGCTTGAGGGATATATCTCAATCGAGCTTGCAGCATGTCGTTCGCTCGGAAAGAAAGTCGTTCCAGAACTTTCGATTTCCCGTTACCGCAAAACGCGACCGATCATCCGCATCGGCGAGACCGGTGGCATCAGAGAAGCCTACCTATTCTGTGACGCGTCGTACTTCAAAGGGCGTGAAGCGATTTCGTTCAATGCCGACGGCTTCATTGGCTTTTGCGGCTGGGCTGATTCCTGCAATTCCATTCCATTTGTCGCTGCGTTCTGTCGCTGGCTCGACGAGTGGATGACCCCGATGAAGTCCTTGAGGGTGATACGAAATGATTAGCGTCGATAAGCTGCTTGCCGCCGCAAATGATCATCAAGTAAAAGTCTTGCGCCTGCTCAGACCGCAAGGCGAGCCTGACTTTATCGAGTGTGATGGAAGGCTGTACGTACCCGAGAAAGAGTGCAAGTTCATCCCGGAGGAATTCGAAACCCGTTGGGACGATGAAAACCAGTGCTTGCGGATTGAGAAGCCTTCTGATGATTGCGACTGTTTCGCGTGCTCTGAATGCGGGGAAGAGCTGAAGTTCGACTGGGATGGCGCAGGCAGCTGGTTTGAGCCTGAATACCCGTACAAGCCCATCGAATTGAAATTCTGCCCTGGATGCCGCGCAAGGGTTCTGTTCCCGCATCCATGGCTTGATAAGGAGGTAGGGGAATGAGCGTAGAGGAAGATCGCCGGAAGATTGTATCCGCGCTCAGGCGTACGGCAAATGACAGCCTTGCCGGCATGAGCTTTCAGAAGCGCCTGGCTGAAATCTGCGAAGCGGAAGACTCGTCCTGGCGCGGAGCGATGCGAAGGGTCGCAGACCTCGTGGAACGGAAGACGTGTCGATATGTCAGGACTGACCGTTGCACCATGCGTTGCAGCGTGTGTGGTCGCGAGGTCGAGAGGTTTCATCCCGAGCATAGGTATTGCGTGAAGTGCGGCTCCTATATCGAACCCGAGCCGTGGACAAGGAGTTTTAGGCCGGCTGATTTTGAATCCGCCGACACAGAGGAAGGTCGATAGGAAATGGCATCGTACGTCAAGCGAGTCGGCGATCTGACTGAGCCTGTTGAGCTCAGCGCTACGCAGGTTGCCGAGAAGATGACCTCAACGGTCGATTCCGAGTTCGACCCTGTGACCAAGCCTGCGCATTACGCGGGGCACACCGGCATCGAGTGCAAGCAGGCAATGGAATCGATGCTCGGCACCGATGAATACGTGTCCTATATGCAGGGATGCGCATTCAAGTACCTGTGGCGCTGGAAGTCCAAGAACGGCATCGAAGACCTCAAGAAGGCGCATGAGTGCATCGAGAACATGCTTGAAGCACTGGAAGGCGGCGCGTCATGAGCGGTGGTGACTTCTACGCCGCTCCCAAGATCGTCACTGCCCGCAAGGCGCATGTATGCGCGTACTGCGGCGAGACGATTCCAGCGGGAACCCATGGCGTGCTCATGGAAAGCGGCCTTTGGGTGGGTCTGTTCTGGAAGCGCTACGCGTGCCGTCGCTGCCAGCCGTATGTCAGCGAGTTCTGGGGCTGGCAGGGATGTGAGAGCGAATCCATCGAATTGGACTTCGACGAGTTCATGCGGGAACACCACCGAGACGAGTGGGTGACCGACGATGACGATTAGGAGCGATCGCAAGACCCTTGAGAACCTGTGCGCCGTATCGCAGGACATTAGCAGGCGCATTGCGACCTGCGAGAAGCGCGGACACGAGGGTGCGCGGGTCGATTACGACGATCTTATTTGCTGGTGCGATTGCGTCACCGACGCAATCGAAGTGATTCACCGAAATTTGGAGGAAAGCAATGAAAGAGTTTAAGACCGAGGAAGAGTATGAAGAGGCATCGTCGATGCTGGTTGGGTGCGCCCTGCTGATCGTCCCGTTTGCGATGCTGGTTGTCAGTATCGCCATTGGCTTCATCTTCGGAGCTGGATATGGGTTCCTGGCCTTCTCCTGCTTCCTGCTGATCGTGTGCATCTACTTCATTTACGCGGCAAAGCTCAGCATGCACAAGGCGAAGAAGGCGGCTAAAAAGGAGCAGGACGATGATTAAGGTTTCCGGCTGCTGCGACGGGTGCGGGAAGGAAGCCGACTGCACCAACATCAACGAATTCGCAAGGGTGCACGCCTATGACAAGGGCAAGCTGGTCGAGTTCGACATTTGCAAGAACTGTGTTCACGAGATTCGCGACATGTCGGGTAGCGTTATCGACGTCGTACGTGAATTGAAGCGCCGCCATGGACGTTGAGGTCAAGCGCGATGCCAAGGGCGTTTGGTACGCGCAGCCGTACCTTGGCAAGGCTCCTGACGGTCGGCAGATACGGCCGCGCCGAAGCTTCCCGGATGCCACGACGCGCGAGGAAGCGCAGGCTTTGGCCGATGCCTGGGCTTCGCATCTGACCTTCGATGGCAAGGTCAAAAGCACGCTCATAGTCGATCTGCTCTGGGAGTACATCGAGCAGCGGAGGGTGAAGGGCGTGAGCCTTAACACCGTGAAGAGGTGGTCGCTCTTCACCCGAACCTACGTTGGAAAGTATCTCAAGGGCAAAGTCGCTCGCGACCTTACCGCTATCGAGCTGAACGACTTCGAGACGCGCCTTGGCGTGAGCAAGAAGAACGGCGGTCAAGGTCTTTCGCGCAACACGATTATCAGCGTTCACCACTTCCTGCGAGGTGCCTACAACTTCTGGGTGCGCATCGGCATCTGCGAGAACAACCCAATGCTCATGGTCACAAAGCCGCCAGAGGAACGCCATGAAGCCGTGAGCATCGACGAATGGGATTACAGGGCACTCGATGCCATGGTTTCCGAAAAGCTCAACCTTGAAACGCCCGAGAAGCGCTTCATGCGCCAATCAGCCTATGCTTTCGCGGCTTGGCTCGCACTGCATACGGGGATGCGCGTCGGCGAGGTGTGCGCCGTAAGGCGCCGCGACCTCCACAAGGCGCAGGGGTTCATCCTCGTGAGCGGAACGGTCATCGAGGTTCCGGGCGGTGGCGTTATCCGATCCAACGTGACCAAGAACAAGAAGACGCGGCCTGTGGCGTTAATCGACGAAGAGTGGGAGCGGATAAAAGCCTATCTCGCGCAACAGGATTCGATTTCAGATGCTTTTACGCCCGATTCGCCACTGGTGAGCGTAGACGGCTCTTACATGCGCCCCACGACCGTCTCAAAGGCTTTCAGCCGTGCTCGCGACCGTGCGGGCATGCCTAAGGCGTACGTGTTCCACTCGTTGCGCCATACGCACGCCACGTGGTGCCTTGCGAACGGCGTTGACCTCAAGACGCTCGCAGATCGATTGGGACACTCGAACGAAGCGACCACGCTGAAGCTCTACGCGCACCTTCTGCCGGGGCGCGACCAGGCGGCGGCTCAGGCGTTCAACAGCTTCGCCAAGAAGCTTGAGGACGGAGTGTAAACGGTGTGTAAATGGCAAGACCTCAGCCATTTGCTGCACGACACGAAAACGAGAGGTCAGAAAGCAAAACCGATGGTTTGGGAACGGTTAGCCGCCGTATTCCAAGTAAGAATCAGGAGATACCGAGAATGGTACCGAAATTGACTGCCGAACAAAGGCGTGCAGCCCTCGATAAGGGGATGCAGATCAGGCTCAAGAGAGCTGAGTACAAGGCCAAGCTTAAGAACGGTTTGATGTCCGTTGAGCAGTTCTTTGAGTTGGCGGACAGCGGCGAGCAGGCCGCGTCGGGCATGCGTGTCGAATCGCTGATTAGGTCGATGCCCGGTTACGCGGTGCCGCGAACCGAACAGCTCATGAAGCGTCTGCGCATCAGTGCGAGCCGCCGAGTGAAGGGATTGGGGTACGTCCAGCGAAAGGGGCTTATCAAGGCGCTTGGGGGTGGATGCCGTGAGTAGGTCGAGTGAGCAGGCACGCCGCCGAATCAAGAGACTGAGTGTGCTTGTAGCGGTGCTTATAGCGTTGTTGGGCTGCATCATCGTCTTTCTTTGCTTTTGCCTTATGGAGCTGTTCATAAGCATCATTACCGGTTGCATGTTCTCATGGCTCGTCCCGTCACTCGCAACCGTGATGGTGATCCTGACCTATATCGCATTGGCAATCGTGAGGGGTGGAAATTGTGAGTGACAGCCTTAACAGCGTCACCTTGAGTGGCAACCTTGGGCAAGACGCAGAGGTTAGGTACACCAACAGCGGCCTTGCGGTAACGAGCTTTTCGCTAGCCGTGAACAAGAGTCGCAAGCAGCAGGACGGCAGCTATAAGGACGTGACCAGCTGGGTCGACTGCGTGATGTACGGCAAGCGCGGAGAAGCGATGTTTAACAACGGGCTTCTGATGAAAGGCGCACGCCTAGCCATCCTTGGGCACCTGCACCAGAACGTGTGGGAGAAGGACGGCAAGCGCTACCGCAAGCTCGAGGTCATCGTTGACAACGTAGCGATCATGACCTCGCAGCGACAGTCACAGCAGCCGGCGGCGGCACCGCAGGCGGCAGCGCCCCAGGCTGCGGCCTACCCAGATTTGTACGACGAAGACATTCCCTTTTAGGAGCTGACATGTACGGACGAAAGATGAACGTTTGCCTGGCTGACGGAACAGCCATGCCGACATACGCGCACGATGGCGATGCAGGCTTCGACCTTTGCATCGCCGAGGATGTAAGGCTTGAGCCAAACGCGAGCGCGGTCTGCGGACTTGGCTTTGCCTGCGAGATTCCGAGCGGCTGTGTCGGTTTGGTCATCCCGAGCTCCGGCCTTGGCGCTCACTACGGCGTGACGCTGCGCAACGGCGTTGGTGTCATCGACAGCGGATACCTTGGCGCGGTGTACGCACCGCTGGTCAATCTCAGCTGCGACACCGTGTTTCTTCCCAAGGGTACGCGCGTGTGCCAGATGGTCGTTGTCCCGTTCGTGCCGTGCGATCTTGTCGGGGTCGATAGCCTGACCGACACCGAGCGCGGTACCGACGGCTTCGGCTCTACGGGTGTCGACTAGGGTTGATGCTTTGTGGATGCCAAGGAATACTTCGAGCGCATTCGTGACGAGGTGGCTAGCATCGAACATGCAAAGGAGATGCTAGCCCGCCTTAAGGCTCGTGAAGGAGCCAAGGCGCAGAGTTACAGCGCAGGCGGCGGCGGTGGCGGCTCAGACCCTATGGATGCGATTAACGGGCGTATCGACTTTGAGGGGAGGTTGGAAAGGAGAATCGCGGATAGCCAAGCCGAGGTGGACGAAGCGTGCGTGCTGCTCTACGGTGCTGACAATCGCGGCGGCTTGGCTAAGCTCAAGGGCAACCGCTACGCCGACGCGCTGTGCATGGCTTATCTCCAAGCGATGCAATGGGACGAGATTGCCGATGTGATGCAGTGCTCGCGCCAATGGTGCAGGGAGCTTTGTAACACTGGGTTCCGCTATATCGACGAGGTGGGCTTCGCTGCGCTCAAAGATATTTGAGATTGGTACTTGTCATCACTTTTCGGTTTGCGTTATATTTCGGTACGGTGGATTATCAGAAAGGGACACGGCCTTGGGTCGCGTCCCTTTTTTGTTGGAGGTCGCGCAATGGCTAAGGGCTTCTCATACCGCTTCTACCATTCGCGCGATTGGGAACAGGCGCGAGAGCTTGCATTGCAGCGCGACGCCTATCTTTGCCAGCACTGCCTTAAGGCTGGCATCGCAACACCGGCAACGATGGTGCATCACATCATCGAGCTAACACCATCGAACATCAGCGATCCGAACATAGCGACCGACACTCGCAACCTTGTAAGCCTGTGCGACCTTTGCCACAAGAAGGTGCACGGCTGGGCAAGGCAGGGCAGCACAAGGCAAGGGCTGCGCTTTGACGAGGACGGCAACTTGATTTCGCTGACAGACGAAAACACAGACTGAGCACAAGCGCACAGTCAAACAAAACGACAGACAAAACAGCAGGTCACAGCTTCGATCTATCCCCCCGGTCTAAAATCAAGGCACCCAGCATAGGGCACCAACGCCGGAAGATAGATTTATGCGCGTGACGGGTTTCGGAACGGGGGTGGTCTTGTGGGAACGCGAAAAGTGTGCGAAAGTAACGACCTTTTGCCCAAAGCCACGGAAAGTCCCCCGAAGAAGCGAACCGCTTCCATCGAGAGCCGATACCAAAGTGAGCTGAAAAAGCTCCAACGGCTCACCAAGGACGCGATACCAGACGAGAAGCGAAGCGCCGTGCTTCCGCTGATGTCGAACATTGCGTTCTTGAAGGTCAAGCTTGACGAAGCCCGCCGCGAGCTGATGTACGAGAGCATCTTCACCGAATACGACAACGGCGGCGGTCAATCCGGCTTGCGAGAGCATCCGGGTTTCAGCGCCTACAACAAGCTGTTCACGACCTTCTCGCGCGGCATCAAGCAGCTCACCGACATGATGCCGTCCGGCAACACCGCAGGCGATGCGCTTATTGACTACCTCAATGAAACGCGCTTCGGCGGCTAAGAAGCGAAGCGGCGCTGGTCGCTGCGAGCAGGCGATACGAAGCTACTTCGGTGGCATCCTCAACGGTGAGATCACTGCTTGCGAGAAGATGCATCAGGTCGCGGGGCGCGTGTTGCGCGACCTTGATAACGCCGACCCGCTCTATCCGTACCATTTCCGCGAGGAATTCGCGGCGAAGCACGTCACCTTCATCGAGACGTTTTGCCGACTTCCGAGCGGAAAGCTTGGACGCAAGTTCAAGCTCGAGCTTTTCCAGTTGGCCATCCTCTCCGTAATCTTCGGTTTCGTGGATGCCGAGGGCTTACGCCAATACCGCGAAGTCCTTTGGATTATGGGGCGAAAGAACGGCAAGACCGCGCTTGCGTCGGCTATCGAGCTTGACTTGCTCATTAACGATGACGAGGGTGCGCCGGAAGTCTACAACGTGGCTACGGCTCACGATCAGGCGGCGAAGGGCTTTAATAACGCTTGGCGAATGGTTGCGACCTCACCGGCGCTGGCAAAGCACGTGCGAAAGCGCGTGAGCGACCTTTACTGCGGCCTCAATATGGGGTCAATCAAGGCGCTTTCCGCCAACACGAATCACCTTGACGGCTTGGACATCTCAGGCGCTATCGTTGACGAGCTCGCAGCCATGCGAAACCGCGACCTCTACGACCTGACGATTCAGGGCATTTCCGCACGTAGGCAACCGCTGGTTTTGGAGATCACGACCAACGGATTCGTGCGCGGCGGCATTTTCGATGCTCAATACGAATACGCTGCTAAGTGGCTCGAAGGCAAGGCGTCCGGCGAGAAGGCCGAACACTTCATTGCCTTCATCTTCGAGCTTGACGAGCGCGAGGAATGGCAAGACGAAACGTGCTGGATCAAAGCGAACCCCGGCGATGGGACTATCAAATCCCATAAGTCGCTCAAGGAAAACGTTTCTAAAGCCAAGGATGACCCGACGTTCTTACCGACGTTGCTTGTCAAGGATTTCAATCTCATTGAAAACCAGTCGCAAGCATGGCTCACGTGGTCTGAAATCCATAACGAGAAAACTTTCGACCCGTCCGACGGGTCTTTTTCTTATGCAGTGCTGGGCGTTGACGCTTCCGATACCACCGACCTGACGGCGGCGTGCCTGCTGATGATGCGCCCGAACGACGAGCATATATACGCAATGCACATGGCTTGGCTTCCGCTCCGCGCTTTGGAGCAAGCGGAAGCCGAGGGACGGCGCGGAGGTCGAGACGGCGTGCCATACGATGCCTGGATTGCTCGCGGGCTGCTCAGGACGTCGGCAACGCCGATCATCGACAAGCGCGACGTGCTGGATTGGGTCACTGAGGTTCAGGAGAAGTACGGCATTTATTCGGTTGCCTGCGGATACGACCCTTGGCACATGCGGGACGTACCGACCGTCGAAGCGTACGAGGGCTATTTCGGAGCCGACAACTTCAAAAAGGTCATCCAAGGTGCTCAGACGCTGTCGATGCCGATGAAGGAGCTCCGCGCCCTCTACAAGGAAAACCGCATCGTGGACAACCAGAACCCAATTGCGGAATGGTGCCGATCCAACGTGATGATCCGCAACGACTCGAACGGAAACATCGCGCCCGACAAGAAGAACCAAGACCCGCGCAATCGCATCGACGCTTGGGCGGCTGAGTGCGATGCGTTCGTGGTGCTCAAAGACATGATGGACGATTACCAAAGCATGATTGGAGGTTAAAACGTGCGAAAACCAAAGCTTTTCCGCTCGATGTTCGATGCCGTGTTCCATAAGCCGATCATGCAGGCGGTCGATGGCTACTTCCAGACTTTCACGGCCTACGCGCCGCGCTTCACGTCGTGGAGCGGCGGCATCTATGAAGCCGAGCTTACGCGCTCCATCATCGAGCGAAACGCCGACCACGCTTCAAAGCTGCGGCCTGAGATTTCTGGTACGGCGCAACCGCAATGGACGCGCTCTTTGCAGTGGCAACCGAATCCATGGATGACCGTGCCGCAATTCTTGCATCGCGTCTCAACGATTCTTGACGTTTGTGACACCTGCTTGATCGTCCCGGTCGATGGCGGGGACGGCATCACGTCCGTTGGCTACTATCCAGTTCTTCCAAGCCAATGTGAAGCCTATGACGTTGACGGCGCTTTGTGGCTTGAGCTCCGTTTTCCCGGCGGCGATAAGACCTTGATTGAGTGGTCGCGCATCGGCGTTATGACGCGGCATCAGTTCAAGAGCGATTTGTTCGGAGACGGTACCAACGTGCTCAATCCGACGCTTGATTTGATTCACGCTCAAGAGGAAGCCGAGAAAACAGCTATCGAGCAGGGCGCGGCGGTGCGCTTCATCGGCAAGCTTTCGCAAAACCGAAACCCGGAAGACGCGAAGAAGTCTGCCGAGTCCTTCAACAAGCAGTTGGGAGCGTCGAACGCGGGCGGCATCGTCGTTTACGACAACAAATATCAAGAGGTCAAGCAGATTGCGCCACAGAACTACACCGTTGACGCTGCGCAAATGGAGCGCATAGAAAAAGCGGCCTATCGTTTCTTTGGATCAAGCGAAGACATCGTTATGAACCGAGCCGACGAGGACACGTACAACTCATTTTACGAGGGGCGCACCGAGGTCTTCGCCATCCAGCTCGGGTACGTGCTCACGGCGATGACGTTCACGCCGAACGAGATCGCCCACGGCAACTCGATTACGTTCAGCGCGAACCGCCTTGAGTTCGCGAGCAACCAAACGAAGCTCAACGTTTCAACAGCGCTGTTCGACCGAGGGATTTGGTGCGGCAACCAAGTTGCCGAGGTCTTCCAATCTCCGAGCTATCCGGGCGGCGAACGCCATGTTATCCGCGGAGAGTACATCGACCTCGATCTAATCAGCCAGCACACATCCGAGCAGGCGGCGGCTGCTGCCCAGACTAACGCGAACATAGCCGCAATCGACGGCAAGAAAGACGATGGTGAAGATGCCAGCCAAACCGAATGAGCGCCAATACCGCGCAATGCCAGTCATGGTGCGAACGCTTGGCGCTGATGATGGGAAGCGCGAGAAGCGCTTCGATACCGAGTACTACGTTGAGGGATACGCTTCGACATTCGATGACCCTTACGTTTTGTTCGAGGACTTCGACGGAAACGAGTACCGCGAGATCATCGCGCCTACGGCTTTCGCCGATGCGGACATGACCGACGTAATCATGCAGTTCGACCACTCCGGCAAGGTTCTCGCGCGAATGAGCAACGGGACGCTGATTGTCGAGCCTGACGAACACGGGCTGTTCATCGCTGCCGACCTGTCGGGTTCGCAGGCGGCACGCGACCTTTACGAAGAGATTACCAACGGGCTTATTACCCGCATGTCGTGGGCTTTCATGATTGCGGCAGACGAGTACGACCGCGAAACCCGGACAACGACTATCACCCGCGTTAAGAAGGTCTACGACGTGAGCGCCGTGAGCCTGCCGGCAGACCCGAACACGGAGATTAGTGCAAGAAACCTGCTCAACGGAGTGATTGAGCAGTCGCGCAAGGAGTTTGCGCGAAGGAAGGGCGCGTTGCTTCGAGCAAAAGCGTGCCTGGCAATTACCAATGCGAAGAAAGGTAACTAGCAATGACACTTGAGGAACTTCTTAACGACCTGCAAGCGCTTGTCGACCAGTATTCTGACGGTACTGAACCGACGGAAGAGGATGCAGCCCGCATGGCCGAGCTGACCGACCAGATTAACGAGCGCACCGCCCAGACCGCACAGGCGGCGCAGGTTCGCAACGCCGCCGTCGCGAACGCCCGTGCCGCCATCGACGCAGGCCGCGCACAGCGCGTAGATTCCGTGCCGTTGGCGCGTTCCGCCAACGTCGCTGGCATCCCCGGCACTGCATATGACGTGACCGACTACGACGCAGCCGAGCGCCACGCGTGGGCTAAGGGTCTTGCCGAGCGCTCTGGCATCCAGCTTATCGGCGGCACCGCACTTACCGATGTCGAGCGTGCTGCCCAGCGCCACGCAATCGAGCAGCGAGCCGAGTTCACCATGACCACGGCCAACACCGAATCCCTCGTTCCCGTTGCCGTGCAGAACGAGATCATTTCCCTTATCGACAACACCGCAGTTCTCTTCGGTGACATCAGCCGAACGAACATGTCTGGTCAGGTCGAGTTCCCGCGCCACAAGTCCATCAAGAAGGGCGATGCGGACAAGACCGATGAGGGCGCAGCACCTACCGATATCGAGGAAAATGACTTCGATACCGTGCCGCTCGTAGGAATGGAGATTAAGAAGACCGTCGAGCTATCCCGAAAGATGGCAACGCAGTCGCTTCCCGGCTTCGAGCAGTACATCATTTCCGAGGTTTCTGCACGTCTCTCCGTCGCGTGCAACGCATTCGTCCACGAGAAGCTTGCCGATGAGAATTACGGCATCGCGACCGCTAACAAGATTCAGACGGCGGCAGCAAAGAAGCTTACCAAGGCCGACATCGTGAATATGCTGAGCCTGCTCCGCTCTTACGGCAACGCAGCGGCTAAGGGAATCATCATCTACGCCAATAACAACACCATCTGGAACCAGATTGCCATGCTTGAGGATGCCAACGGTCGTTCTTATTTTGCAAATGAGGCTACCGATGATCCGACGGTTCAGGGTCGAATCTTCGGCAAGGTGGTAAAGCAGGACGATTCAATCGCCGACAACGTGATTAAGGCCGGCTTCCCCGACCTGTTCAAGGGCAACATGTTTGATGGCCCGGATGTGACGCCTTACGTCCAGCCTCGCACCCAGAAGCGCTGCTTCGACGGTTACGTTCTGTTTGACGGCGTGCTTTCCGTGCCGGAAGCCTTCGCGCAGCTCACCATCAAGTCTGCTTAAGGAGGTGGCGCGGTATGGCCGTAAAAGCTAAAGAAAAGCTGCTGGATGCGTGCCGCGCCGCGCTTCGCATCCCGGCTTTCGTCAACGACTATGACGAAGAGATCTCGGACGTTATTGAAGCCGCCCGCGCCGAGTTGGTGGCGGGCGGCGTGGCGGATGCCAAGGCGCACGATGATTCGGACGGCCGCGTTCGACTTGCGATAAAGGTATACGTCAAGGCTAACTTCGGCATGGACAATCCCGATTCCGAACGCTTCATGAAGTCTTTCGATGCCATGCTCACGAGCATGAGCGGAGATTCGGCGTACAACGGCGGCGATGCGTCATGAGCGGCTGGGCTGGCATCTGCACGCTGATCGCCACGGTTTCAGAGCGTGACGAGCTGGGGGTATCGCACAAGAAGGAGCGGTGCCGCCGCGTGCCGTGCAACGTCTACGGTATCAGCCAGGCGGCGTATTACGCCGCCGCGCAGGCGGGAGTTAAGCCGCAGGCCGTCATCACGGTACGCGCATGCGCCTACAGCGGCGAAAGGCTCTGCGAGTTCGGCGGCATCCGCTACGCCGTCGATTCGGCGGTGGTGGCGAACGTCGATAACGTGCGCCTGACCCTTGTCGAGAAGGTGGGCAACCGGTGAGCGGGATAAGGATCGGCGAGCTGGAAGCGATTATCGTGAACAGCATCGAAGAGGTAATCGAGGATAACGAAGAGGCTTTGCAGAGAAACGTCAAGGCGGCTGGCAACAAGGCAGTCCGTATGCTCAAGGAGCGAAGCCGCAAGAGGAAGCGTCACGGCGGCAGCTACGCTAAGGGCTGGTCTGCCGACGTTAAGACCGAAGCGACCGGCACGACCTGCGTTGTCCACAACAGGCAATATCAGCTTACCCATCTGCTCGAAAACGGCCACGCGATCAAAAACCAGTTCGGCAGCTATCCCGGCAAGGTCGAAGGCGATCACGTAATCGAAGGCGTTTACAGGGAGGTCGCTGCCGAGTTCTCCAAGGGGGCGCAATGAACAGCCTTAAAGACCTGGCACAGCTTCTTGATGCATTCGGCCTGCCGTGGGCTAACGGTGGCTTCCGCGACGGAGAGCTTCCCGCACCTCCGTATATCGACATCGAAGCAGGTTACGGCGATAGCGCAAGCGCCGACAACGTGGGATGGTGCCGCTGGATGCCCTACGATGTGGCGCTTTACGTGCGAGAGCGCGACTACGGGCTTGAGAAGCGATTCGAAGCGGCGCTCGATGCCGCAGAGTTCAATTATGTGAAAACGGTCACACCACTCGATAGCGACGATCTTATCGAGACGGCCTACGAGGTGGGCGTGACCGAGTAAAGAAAGGAGCCGACATGGCGCGAAATGGGTTCTTCGGCGTCAAGAACGCGCATGTGGCGCGTCTTAACGACGAGGATACATTTAAGTACGAGAAGCCTATCCACATCCCCGGTACGGTCGAAATCAAGATTGCACCATCCATTGAGCAGTCGACGAGCCACGGAGATAACGAGCCGTGGTTGGACAAGTATCAGGACAACGGCGGCACTATCACGTGGTCGCTCTACGACATCGAAAGCACGCCTGAGCTGCGTGCGCTTCTGGCCGATATTATCGGCTTCGACATCGACGCAAAGGGGCGTTTGCTGGCAACGTCCGGCAAGCCACCTAAGCCGTTCGCGTTCATGTGCGAACAGCCCGGACATGTCGTTGGAAAGCGCCGCTGCATCTACCGTTGCGCGTGCAAGCCGGCCTCCGTCGACGCGAAGACACTTGAGGAAAAGCCCGACATCACGCAACTTGATTACGAGATTACGTTCCGTCCCGTCACGTTGCCGACCGGATGGCGTGGCAGCTACATCGACACGTACGGGGACATTGAAGGATACGACAAGTTCTTCGAAGAGGTCGATATTACCGTCACGCCAAAGCCTAATAGCGAGGCCGTGTAATGGACGGCGGGATCATCGAGGTTGGCGGCGTTAAATATCCGGTCGCTTGCAACGCCTTTACCCCTATTGCATTCTCGCGCGAGTTCTTCGTCAAGCGAAAGGACGGGAGCCGCCGACCGAAGGACATCAACGAAGATATATCCGTGGTGCTCGAGGTCACCAGCGCGTCGAACATGCCGCCCATCGTGCCGCTGCTCGAGATCTTCTACGCTTGCGCGAAGACGTACAACGCCACGGCGAAGGAGAAGACAGACCTTGGCAAGTCCTTTGAGGATTGGGTCTGCGGTTTACCTCAATCGGAATTCGACCTCGAGCGCGAAGGCGGTTGGGCATCCGATGTGATGCAGATCATCAAGGATAACTTTTTTCCGAACGCAAAAGCGCACGTGGAAGCCGCGCCCGCCGAAGCACCCGATGCCGCCGCTTCCGACGGAGCTGGAGAGTAGCTGCGACGTGCTCTACATCTACTCCTGCCAGCAGGCGGGATTGAGCATCCAAGACCTGCACGCTCTGTCTTATGTACAGGTGCAGAACCTTATCGACGTATACAGCTTCGTCAACGACGCTGTGGCATACGCCGAGGATGACGCCCAGGCACGGCAAGGCGAAGCTGCCTTCTGGTCTGGCCTGTGAGTGTAAAGCGGCAGCGCACCTCTGCGGTGCGCTGTTCTGTGCGCTCATTGTTTTTGAAAACCGAAAAGAGGTGATACCGTGGCTGTCACGTACAAAGGGCTGACCATCAAGTTCGGCGGCGATACGACCGAGCTGCAAGGCGCGTTGAAGAGCGTGCAGAGCACGGCGAAGGATACGCAAGGCGCGTTGAAGGACATCAATCGCGCTCTGAAATTCGACCCCGGCAACACCGATCTGCTCGTCGAGAAGGAAAAGCTTCTGAACCGCGCGTATGGCGAGACGAAAACCAAGCTCGATGCCTACAAGTCGGCGCTTGCGACGCTCGACGAGAAGAAACGCAGCGGCGCTGCACTCACCGAGCGCGAGGAAGCGCAGTATTCGAGCCTCAAGGCGCAAATAGCCATTTGCGAAAACCAGCTTGAGAGCTATTCAGACGATCTTAAAAGCGTCAGCCGCGAAGCGCAGGCATCGAAGAGCAGCCTTTATCAGTTCGGGCAAACGATACAGGACAACAGCGATAAGCTGGAAAAGGCCGGCAAGGGTCTTGAGACTGCCGGAAAGACGATCACCGGTGCCGTCACCGGCACTGCCGCCGCGCTTGTCGGGCTTGCCAGCAGCCAAGAAGAGCAGATCGAGCAGACGCATCAGCTTGACGCCGCCTGGAAAGACGCGGGCGGCACGTCCGAGCAGGCGCGAAACTCCTATACACTCTTCTATAAGCTGCTTGGGGAAGAGGACACCGCGACCGAGGCCGCGCAGAACCTGTCCCGTTTGACCACCAACCAGCAGGAGCTGGACAAGTGGAACAACATCGCCGCAGGCTCGTTCTCCAAGTTCGGCGATGCCCTGCCGCTCGAAAATCTCGTGGAAGCATCGCAGGAGACGGCACACACCGGTACCGTAACCGGCGGCCTTGCCGATGCCCTCAACTGGGCAACGGCGAGCAACGAGCAGTGGAGTGCCGCGCTCTCCGGCAACCAGGCGGCACAGCAGGCTTTCAATGACCAGATCGCGCAGGGCGCTACCAAAGAGGACGCTTTCAACGCCGCCCTTGCCGCCTGCGGTGACGAGCAGGAGCGATCTTCGCTCATCACCCAGACGCTCGATGGGCTTTACGGCAACATCGGCGA